AAGGCTGGGATTAGAACCACTAAACTTTAAATTAAAAACAAATGATTATAGAAAGCACAAACGTTGATTTAGCACAGAAGCCCAGCTTTTGCCAAACACCTGTTACAGGCAGTACGGGTTTGAATGTATTAAGCCTTTTCGATGGAATGTCGTGTGGCAGAATTGCTTTAGAACGAGTAGGAATTAAGGTAAACAAATATTATGCTTCGGAAATTGATAAACACGCCATCAAAGTAACACAACACAACTACCCTGACACTATTCAAATTGGGGATGTGACCAAAGTAAAAGTAAGTGACTTACCTAAAATTGACCTATTGATAGGGGGTTCTCCTTGTCAAGGATTTAGTTTTGCAGGAAAGCAATTAAATTTTGATGACCCAAGAAGTAAATTATTTTTTGAATTTGTGCGATTATTGAAAGAAACAAAGGCTAAATACTTCCTACTCGAAAACGTACTAATGAAAAAAGAGTATGAGCAAATAATTACAGACCATTTAGGCGTTGAGCCAATTTTCATAAATAGTGCTTTGGTTTCTGCTCAAAACAGAAAACGCCTTTACTGGACGAATATACCAAATGTAACAGAGCCAAAAGATAAAGGCATAACTTGGGGTGATGTGAGAGAACGAGGTGTAAATACTGAATGCTATTACTATACTGAAAAGGCGATGCAATGGCTGGCAAGAGTAAGCCAAAAGAAAAATAAAACTTTAATGGTTCATTCTGATGCTGATAAAATGCAGATGCTTGAAGCGAGCCATCATAAAAAATACAGTAACCAAAGATTTTTCGGAATTGTTGATTTACCTAAAAATGAACAAGCAATTGCAGCAATGCGAGGACGATATTTAATTGCCGGAAAAAGACAAGACGGAAAGCAGAAAACAAAAGGAATGACAAAGCAATACGTTGAATTTAGATATGACGGAAAAACAAATGCTTTGACTACCGTAACAAAAGACAATGTAGTATTTCCTTTTACTCTACCAAACAGAATACCTGTTGATGAATTTTTCTTTAGGTATATAACGCCTTTGGAATGTGAAAGATTGCAAACCGTACCTGATAACTATTCAGCTATTGTAAGCAACTCACAACGATATAAAATGTTAGGCAACGGATGGACTGTTTCTGTGGTTTCCCATATTTTTTCTTATTTGCCTAAAGAATATTTTGAAATTAAAGAATGATTTATTATATTTGCACAATAATATAATAAGGCATAATATGAAACAATGTAGTATTTGTAAAGAAAAAAAAGAACTAAATGAGTTCCCATTCCAAAATAAAAAGCTAAATAAAAGAATGTCGGCTTGTAAGGTCTGCAAGTCAATTATTCAAAAAGACAAAAGAAAAAAATTAGGTGAAATTCAAAAAGAAAAAGATAGGATTTTATACCAAAAAAATAAAGAACATAGGGTTAATTATGCAAGAGAATATAGGGCAAAATACCCTGAAAGAACAAGAGCCACTAATCTAAAGCAAAAGTATGGTATAACACAAAATGACTATGATAAAACGCTTAGTATTCAAAACAATAAATGTGCTATTTGCGAAAGAGATATGAATGAGTACGGTAAGATATTTTGTGTTGACCATAATCATACTACCGGGAAAGTTAGAGGATTGCTTTGCGACCCCTGTAATTATGGACTTGGGTTTTATGAAAAGCACAAAGACAAATATATTGAGTATTTAAAAAAACACGATTAAAAGACGGTTGATGTGATTGCTCACATTTTCGGAGGTCTATCGTAGTATTGCCTGTAACGTTTTGGGTATTGGCGATGTTGCCCTTTACCGAAGCTAAATAGAATTACTAATGTTTAAAATGTAGATAAAAGATGAACGAAGAACGTCAGGGCAATATTGCCAATACCATGTTAGCAGAAGTGCCGGTGCGAATACAACGAAGCCGACAACATAAGCAAGTTTCACCAAATGGATTACCTATTGCCTATGTAGGTCGTGGCACTCGCTGGGGCAATCCTTTTAGGCTGGTTAAATATTCAGATGGCAAATGGGCTGTGAAGACCGATGGCAGCGATAGGTGCAATGAATTGCTGATTAAACATTGCCATGCTGTGTATGATACAAGGGATGCAGCCGCCATTGATGCAATTAATTGTTACAACTTTTGGCTATTGCCATACACACACAAAGAAGGCTCAATGACTGAATTTTATCAATCAATGGCACAAATAGACGATGCTATCATAAGCCTGAAAGGGAAGAACCTTAGTTGTTGGTGTCGGCTTGATGAAAAGTGTCATGCGGATTTACTGCTTGAATTAGCGAACAGGTAGGCATTGCTGCTAACGTTTTGCAGCTAACCGAAGTTGGCGAATACGAAGCACAAAACTTGAATATAAAACGAATGTTAAATCGAAGGAAAAACGCTAATATTACTACTGAACCGCCAATTTTGGTTAGGTGCTGTTATAAGCCGTTTTTCTTCACAAATCTAAAATAATGACAAGAGAACAATTAATTAAACTTTGCCAAGATGCCGTAGTTCATCACACAAAATGGTATGACCGTGATAGTTATTCAGCTCAAAAAGGAATACAATCAATTTATGAAGGCTTGACTGCTGGGTTAGATTTTAGGATTGTCACAAAAGAAATTTCACCTGATTATCATTCTGATGACAGAACTCTAATTATTGAGTTTTTACAGCCGATTGATTATGACAAATTGAAAGACGCAAAACACTTAGAAATTTCTTCAAGGGAAGATTACTTTAAAGATTGTGACCCTGAATACGAAAGTGAAATGTTTGATGGAGATGGGATTGATTTCTATTCTTCATACACTCAGACTTATATGCCAACTCGTCAAAGATTGGAAGAATGTGGGATTGGCAACGACTGGTATTAAAATGGCTTATAACTACTGTATATGGATGACACCCTCATCCAAGTACACCACAAACAAATGAATAAGGAATAAAACAATTAAAGCAATGAGAGAAATACTATTTCCAAAGAAAACAAAATGGATACCGTTGTACGCATATACTCACAATGGAGTTGACTGGCTGTTGATGGGTCGTATGATTATACGAACTGGAGAAATTCAGTTTAAGCAGATTAATGCCAGTCCAAGGTTTAAAACCTCGTATATATTCACATCAAACGGCAAGCTATTCGACTTGACAACTCAATTTGAACAACTTCTAAAACAAGCAGATCAATGAAAAAATTCATACCACTTTTATTCACAAATAAATTAATTTCTGAAATATAGTAGGAATGAGATCAAATACATTTATGTTTGCAAAGTCAATCAATCAAATATGAAAATTCAAATTAACAAAGCAATTTACCATTACAACCTCAATGTGAAAAAGGAAGATCAAAAGGACCTAACTATTGAGGCACTGGCAGAAAAAGTAATTACAAGTAAAAGATCGCTTTCATCTTCAAAGGTTAAAGCACTTCAACAATGGCAGTCTGGCAATATGTATGTGAAAGCCTGTACGGTTGAACATTTGGAAAGGATTTCTAAAATTACTGGTTATCCAATCTGCAAACTGATTTCAAAGTAAACAATCAATAATCAATAACTATGAGTAGTCAAGTATCAACAACAAAGCCTACAAGTGTCAAAGCTTTACTTTCAGATCCCCAGGTGATGGGAAGACTATCTGAAGTGCTTGGAAAGAAACAAGCGACATTTGCAACTTCAGTAATGCAGATCGTTAATTCATCGGATGCTTTAAAATCTGCTGAACCGACATCGGTATTGAACTGCGCACTTGTGGCTGTAACTCTTGATCTTCCACTGAATAACAATCTTGGGTTTGCATGGATTGTTCCTTTCAAAAAGAACTTCAAAGACAAGGAAGGAAAATGGCAATCAACAACTGTAGCTCAATTTCAGATTGGGTATCGCGGGTTCATACAACTTGCACTTCGAACAGGTCAATATGAGGCTTTGAATTGCATTCTGGTTTACAAGAATCAATTCGAATCATTCAACTCTTTGACTGAAGAATTGAAAGCTGATTTTTCAATTGATGGAGAAGGTGAAGTTGTTGGTTACTGCACACACTTCAGACTGATTTCTGGATTCAACAAAACAGTTTATTGGTCACGAGCAAAAGCCGAAGCACACGGAAAGAAATTTTCAAAAACATTTGCTTCTGGTCCTTGGAAAGATGATTTCGACTCAATGGCAATGAAGACTGTACTGAAGTTGACTCTTGCTAAATGGGGCCCGATGTCAGTTGAAATGCAAAAGGCAATCACAACTGACCAAGGGTTGATCAATGATCAGGAAGGAAGTAATGTTGAATATCCCGACAACACAGTTCAAGACATCAACCACGAAGAAATTCGTCAAGAAGAAGTAATCAAACAGATTGAAGAAAATCTTCTTTCGTGTAATAGCCTTGACGATCTTGACATACTCATGTCATCATTGGACGATGAACTTCAGGTAATCATGGTTGAAAGATTTGAAGCGCGTAAAACAGAAATCGAAAATCAATAATTAAAAAACAATCAATACTATGTCAGCGACAAACACAGACGCACTGAATACGGTGCTCGACAAAGCTGGACTTGTGAATGAAACCAAAGTTGTTCTTCACTCAGCTTTCAGTCAATTCTATCAACAAGTTAACGAGATCAAAGCATTGGCAAATGATCTTGTTGTAACCAATGAGACGCAAACTGATTTGATGGCTAAGGCCGGAGAAATGAGAAAGAAACTTGTGAAGGTTAGAACGCAAGGTGTTGATGCTAAACACAAGGAACTGAAAGCCGATTCACTGGCTTATAGCAAAGCACTTGACGAAATCAAACGTACTGTTACTGGTGAGATCACTACACTGGAAGAATTTTTTCGGGAGCAGGAAACTTTCAAAGAAAGAAAAGAGGCTGAACGCCGTGAACAAAGAAAACAGGAAAGGATTGCTTTACTTGCGCCTTATGAAGTAGACACTCAATTTATGGATTTGGCATTGATGCCTGATGAAAACTTTGATAAGCTACTGAACGATTCAAGGTTGGCTTATGAAGGAAGAATTGCTGAGGCGAAACGATTGGAAGAAGAAAGGATTGAGCGTGAAACGAAAGAGAAGGTGTTCAATGATCGCAGCAAAGAAATTTTGGAGTACAAACAATTTATGAAAGATGGAGAAGGAATTACAGTTGATTCAACCGACGAAGAATGTTCAGTATTATTTCACACTTTAGTAAATCGAAAAGCGGAATATGACGCTGAACAAGAGCGTATCAGAATTGAAAACGAGCGATTGAGAAAAGAAGCCGAAGAACGTGAAGCGGAAATGAAGAAGGAAAGAGAACAGGCTGAAGCGGCATTGAAGGCCGAACGCGAAAAGGCAGAAAAGGAACGCAAAGAAGCTGAGGCAAAAGCAAAGGCCGAACGTGACGAGATCGAGCGCAAAGCAAAAGAAGAACGCGAAAAGGCAGAATCTGAAAGAAAGCGTTTGGAAGATGAACTGAAAGCCAAAGAGCGCGAAGAACAGGAAGCAAAGGACAAAGCTGCAGCAGAAGAAGAAGCCCGTCTTTCAATGGGCGACAAGGCCAAATTCGAAGAATTGATTTCAGAAATTGACTCCATTAAAAGCAAGTACACATTCAAGTCGAAGAAGAGTCAAAAAAACTTCAATGACGTTGTAAACTTGCTCGACAAAGTTGTAAGTTTCGCAAAGTCTAAACAGTAAGCAAACCCCGTGATGATGTGAGCAAGTAACCAATCTTGCCACATCATTACAAAATCAAAAGTGGAAATGACAAACTTCTCAAACCTCAAAGTACGTGCATCATCTATGCACAGAATCATGTCCTATCTGGACAAAGGAAATAACCTCACAGAAACTCAGATGAAAGGAATCGTAACCTTTTGTCATGAACTTGCCTCAGAGAATTATTGGGGATTCAGACCTGACGTAACTGTTGATACAATGGAGAAAGGCATCGTCGGACAAAGTGCAGCGGTTACTCTTTATAATTTGTATCTGAATTCACTTCCAGGTAAAAAACGGATATTCAAAGAGAACAAGGAAAGATTGACAAATGATTTCTTTACCGGAGAACCTGATTTTTTTGTAGGTGACAAGGAAAGAAAATGCATTGAAGGATTTGACACCAAATGTTCCAAAGACATCATGACCTTTCCAAAGTATAAGAAAGAGCTCGACGATGTTTATTATTGGCAAAACATGACCTACATTGATTTGTTCGGTGCAGATCGATGGACAACGGTTTACTGTCTGGTAAATACTCCATACTACCAACTTTTGAAGATGAAGGAAAACCTGTATTACAAAATGGGTTGTCCTGATGAATATTCTGAGAACTTCGAACGTTATCGTGCAAAGATCATTCTCCTGGAGAAAAACAACATCTTCGACATTGATATGTTCAGAAGGGAAAATCCAAATGTTGATTTGGAAAATGAAGATTGGAGTGGTTTAAAAAGTCCTGCAGACCGCATCAAAGAATTCGTAGTTGAAAGGAATGACGATGAGATACAAATGATGCGTAACAGGGTAATTCTTTGCCGTCATTACTTGAATACAAATTTTGGTTCTTAATCTTAAAAATCATTACCAAATGACCACAGAAACAATCATATCCGAAATAAATACTCGTCAATACTTTTTGAAGTTGGCGAAGAATTACAGCAGACAACACGACATTGTAAGGCTGTCTAAAGAAATTAGTCAATTGGAATGGCAAGCAACACAGATGCTTTGCAAATAAATTTGACTTCATGCACTGATTGAATTACTATTGCACTGCTTATTCACGATGAAAAAACTACACAAATACCCCTGCCGCATTGCCAAAACTCCTTTCGGAGCGTGGATAAGCCTTTGCGTGTGGGGGTATCCTTTTTTCACTGCTCTATGAGAGACTCAACAGTAATTTACCGGAGTTTTTACGAGGCTATAAAAGAGCTTCCAAAAGAAAACCAAGCAGAAGTTTGGTCCGCTATTTTCGAATTTTCACTCAATTTCAATGAGATTGAATTGACAGGATTGAGCAAAACAATTTTCATTCTGATCAAGCCTAATTTAGAGGCAAACATGGTAAAATGGAAGAATGGAAATAAAGCGAAACGGAAGCCAAATGAAAGCGAATTAAAAGCGAAACCGAAGCGAAATAGAAGCAAAAAGCAAGCTAATGAGGATGAGGATGTAGATGAGGATAAGGATGAAAATGTAGAATTAGGATTATTTAAAGATGAAGGTTTAAAGTTTGTTGATTGGTTTTTAAACAATCACAAGCCGGCAAAGCTGACCGTTAACGACAAAATGAAAAAGGACTGGTCAAATGTTTACTGTAAACTCCGATCACTTGGTAAAACTAAAGACGACATAAAATCTTCTGTTACCTATGCGCGGACAGATTCATTTTGGCAGTCAAATTTCCTTTCACCTTCAAAGCTGATCAAAAAAAATAAGGACGGCATTATGTACATTGATGTGTTCATGAATAGAGCCAACAAAGAAGTGCCACAAGAAAACATCTACAAACCATCAGAAAGATACCCAATTGCTGAATAATGGATCTTAAACGCAGAAATAGAAAAAATGAAGTTTCGGAAATTTTGCCGGAAAAGTTCGGGAAATTGCCGCCACAGGCGATTGAATTCGAAGAAGCCGTGCTTGGGGCCATAATCATTGAGATGTCTTCGTTACGGGTAGTTTCTGCGATTCTACGACCTGAGCATTTTTACAAGGAAAGTCACAATATGATCTTTCAGGCAATTATGGAACTTTACCAAGCCCACGAGACCATTGACATGCTCACCGTCACATTGAAGCTAAGGAAGAAAGGACAACTTGATTTTGTAGGTGGTCCTGTGGTTATTTCAACGCTCACGAACAAAGTTTCTTCGACGGCCAATATTGAGGTACACTCCAGGGTGATCGTTCAAAAATTCATGCAACGCGAACTTATCCGGTCGGCCAGTGGATTTATGAATCAGGCATACAGCGAAGAAATTGACATCTTCAATCTGCTTGCTACAGCAGCAAGGACCATCTCAGATATACAGGCATTGAATGTGAATAAACAAGCCGCCAAAGTATCTGAACTTACCAAGCCAATGCTCGACGATATTGACAAGCGATTAAAGGACGATGGATATAAACCTGGTGTAACAACAGGTCTCAGGTCAATTGATGCGAAAATGGCCTACAGAAATGGAAATTTGTGGTACATAGCTGCAAGGCCCGGAGTAGGTAAAACAGGTTTCATGATCACCGGAGCGATTATGGCTGCATTGTCTGGGGTTCCAGTAGGGATATTTTCACTTGAAATGACCAAGGAAGAACTCATGTTCAGAATAGCTGCACAGATTTCGTCGGTTGATGTTGAGCATTTAATGAACCAAAAACCGGAAGAATCTGAACTCATCCAGTTGCATGAAAACCTTGGAAGAATTGAGAATTTACCGATTTACATAGATGATACTCCGGCACTTTCAATCATGGAAATGAGGTCAAAGACTTCGATCATGAAAGAGAAATTCGGAATTGGAATTGTGTTCGTTGATTATGTTCAACTTATGACCGATGGATCTTCTACGTCCGGCAATTTTAAAAATCGGGAGCAGGAAATTTCGACCATATCCAGAGGACTTAAACAGGTTGCCAAGGAATGTGATGTTCCTGTCGTATCGCTTTCTCAGTTGTCAAGAGACGTAGAAAAACGAGGCGACAAACGCCCGGTGTTATCTGACCTTCGAGAATCAGGAAGTCTCGAGCAGGACGCGGACGGGGTTGTATTTATTTACCGACCAGAGTACCACCATGAACATCGGGACAAGGAAGGAAACTCAACAGCAGGTTCAGCGGAGATCATTATTGCCAAGCATAGAAACGGAAGCATTGCCGCAAGGAAAGTCCGGTTTATTGCACACACCACAAGATTTGTTGATTTGGATAGAAATTTACCCCATCCAGACAACCGTATTGAACCACAATCAAACGAGGACTCACCATTTTAAAATCAGAACAATGAAATTTTTTAAAAACACAGACGACAGTTACGACATTCTGAACAACCACAGAATCCTGTTTCATTACGCAGGTCAAAACATGAAGAAAATTGGCCACGTAAACGAGGCATGGAGGCACCAAAACAAACAGTTGAAGTCTGTACCACCGGAAGTATTTTTGAAAGCTACAATGATTGAAAACGTATCAAAATGATTACTCCAGAGATTCAATTTCGGTATGAAACAATCCTGATGTTGATTGAAAAGGAACTCAGGCAAGAATATTCACTTTACCTGATTGAGATGAAACAAAACATAATTGCTACAAAATTCTAAATGCAAATGATAAATCCACAAAATTCACCCTTTGGAAGTACGATAGTTTGTAATTCCAGTAATGTAGATTCTGAACTGAAAAGAACTCAAGAATTCCAAGTGTTTGGATGGAATAAAGACCGCGTTTGCATTCATATAAATGGAGGTGCAAGATGGTTTAAATCCGTACACTTTGATCGGAAGAAAACCGAAGCAGACCTAAAGGCAGAAGAAAATTTCCGGTACCATCAAACCGGTGGTGATCTTGGTCCAACAGGTCATGGCGACATTTGTATGAGTGACGCAGATAACGGATTGTAAATTCACAAACAACTCAAATAAAATGGCACTTAACACCATGAAAGCCCCGAAAGGCTTTAAACTTCAAAGGGCTAAGATTCGGCCTGATGGTAAACTCGAAGTGAGTTATTCCACAGATGAATCAATTTTCGACGAAACCCCAAAACACTATGTGCATTCTGATCTTCGGGAAGCATTTGAGACATTGAAGAAATACCTGATTGCAGGGCATGGACTCAATCAGCTCGACATTGCTTTTCATGAAAGTCTTTTCACAACAGCTAGTGAATCAGGTGCATTCAAAGCATTGAAAAAACACTTTGAAAATTGCAAGCAGACAGTGAATGAATCGGTAAAAGTCTCAGGATTTTCAATTTCAGGTTCAGACGGTAACGAAGGATGCAACGTATCAGGTTCGCTTTCGGTAAAAGGTTCAATCATTGGAATTGCTTCAACCAGGTTCCTTTTTAATGGCGATCGTTTCGGTTTCGAAGAACAACTTTCACTTGACATTGATGCGGCTACTCATGAAGTAATGGCCTATCTTTTCAGTGCAAAGCATGGTGATGCACCGGACACCGACACCACTCAAGCAAAGTTTGAATTCGAAGATGACCTCAATGGAAAACAGCCAAAAGCGAAGGCAGAAAAAACAGTGACATTGAAGCCAAAAAAAGGCAGTAAGTAACCCGACACCACCCTGATCATGGCAAAATGTAAAGCGTGTAAGATTCAGTTCAAACCAAGTTATTCAAAACTGCAATCGGTTTGTTCTCCAAAATGTGCAATTGAATACGCATCAATCCAATTGAAAAAAGAAAGTGCGAAAAAGTGGAAGGAAGAAAAGAAAGAGCGCAAAGAAAAACTTCTCACTACTTCGGATTGGTTGCAACTTCTCCAGCAAGTTTTCAATGCTTACATTCGTGAAAGAGATTACAAATTGCCATGCATCAGTTGTGGAACGACTGCCAATGTTCAATATCATGCGGGTCATTTTTATACCGTAGGAGCTTATCCAAACCTGAGATTTGATGAAGACAACGTTCATAAGCAATGCGGTAATAACTGCAACAGAAAATTGCATGGAAACGTATTGGCGTATCGGGAAGGATTGATTCAAAGAATCGGCGAAGAAAGGTTTCAGTCACTTGAATCACGGAAGCAAACAGAACTGAAGTTTACATTACCTGAGATCAAAGAATTGATTCAGAAGTACAGGACTAAGACAAAAGAACTGGAACAAATCAGAAAATCTACCGTATCAACGGCATGATCATCATAACAAAAACCGGATTCAAAGTAGTCCACAAAAACATAGTAGTTGAGTTGCCAACACTTCAATCAGCAGTAAAATACAATACTCGAATCATCAATGCAGAAAGATATTTTTCAAAGCGACATAGAACAGGAGGCGTTTCTTCGGAAGAAAAGAAATGATCTTCTAAATCTATTCACCATAACTGAGGGTAGAAAAGAGAAATTCAACATCTACAAAAGGCTTAAAAATGTCAATAAGAACCTTTATGCGTTGACCAAAAACCCAATATTCAAATGAGCGACCACTTGAAAATAAAAGAATACAACCGGTTTCTAATTATTGTGACCGGATTCAACTGTGAGCAATATGTGACAAGGTGCTATGAATCGCTTTGTAAACAATCTCGTGAATGGGTTGCGGTATTCGTTGATGACGAATCCACAGATCATACATGGGACAAGATCGATATGATCACCGATCCAAGAGTTACTAAGATCCGAAACAAAAGAAATGTCGGAGCAGCAGCCAATCGAATTATGGCCTCAAAGTGTGGAATGGATAACGACATCATTGTACTTGTCGGAATGGATGATTATTTACTACCCGATGCACTTGCAAGAATCGATTCAGAGTATCAGAAAGGAAAGATCGTCACATACGGCAATTGGACCGATCAAATGAAAAGAGGACTTCCAAGGAATTTCAATCTTGATTTCGATAGCCAAACTCACCGGGACCGGAACTACAGGAAAGTTTCTTATCGATCAACAGCACCTAACACAATGCGAAAATGGCTGTTTGATTTGGTTCCTGAAGAGGATTTCAAGATGGACGGAGAATGGATAAAAGCAACAACTGAAAGTCACCTGATGTTTTCCTGCATGGAAATGGCTGGAAAAGATCGAATAGGAGTAATTCGCGACAAGATATACTTTTACCAAAAAGGAAGGCCGGATAACGCCAGGAATCGATTTGGATCGCAATATCAGTACCGATGCTATGCTCACGTAATTTCGTTACCAAAAAAAGAACTATTGCCATGAAATTAAACGACAGATCAATTGGCTACATCATTGTAATGGCAGTAAGCTGTCTGATGTGGGTCGCAATTATTTCAATAATCATACACCTTTACAACAAATGAGAGTAGAAAAATCAACATGGAAAGATCGCCTTGACAACCTGATCAACAGACGAAAAGAGGTCGGTCATACAAATGACAATTTCAGAACCGAATCCCCGGTTGCAGACTATGCAGCGCACATGAAGAAAGTCCAAATCGGAAATACACTTCTCGATGTAGGTTGTGGATCATGCTATCTCAAAGGCTGCATTCCAGAAGAAGTTAAGTATTACGGCCTTGACGCGGTTCCTTTATCAGAAGATGTATTTCACGGCATGATCGAAGAAGATCACGTTGTGAATCATTTTACACTGATGAAGACCATCGACACCGTTTGCGCATTTGCTGTGATGGATGGCTGTCAAGATTTCGACCTTGCTTGTCAGAACATCAAAAGAATTGCAAAAAGGAATGTGGTATTTCTCACAGGAATAGGAATTGAAGCAGACGAATTCCACACTCACAAGCTGGAGATTTCAGACTTCAATCGAAATTTCAATGATTGGGAAAGCACGGTTTGGCAGATAGCACCAAAGGTTTACTTACTTGAATATAGAAGGTCATGAAAGTCCTATTCATCAACCACGTAGATTATGCAAATCTTTGCTTCAATCTATCTAAGTCACTCAGGTCAATTGGCGTACAATCAGAATCATTGACGCTGAAACCACATCAATTTGGCTATACAGAGCAATCCACAAGAGTTTCACAGGCTCAAATGATGGAAGCTATCAAAAATGCTGAATGTGTTATTATTGGCCACTCTTTTGCAAAATTCGTTGACTGGATACCAAAATCTAAAAGGATCTTCGTTATCCACACAGGAACCAGGTACAGGCAGGATGCAGAAAATCTCAATGCCATATTCGATAAAGTTGTGGAAAGGACATTCACCGATTCACCAGAGTTCATGGAATTGGGTTCAAAACTTGTGACCTATGTAGCCACTGCGATTGATACCGAAAAGATTCAGCAGAAGAAAAATACCGGGTGGAGGATAAAATTTGCGCACTATCCTTCAAATCCAGAGGTGAAAGGGACAAGTAAAATTGTTCATATGATGGCGCAATTGGACGCAGATTTTGATACCTCAAACAAAAGAATTCACCACGAAGAAAACCTTCGAAGAATGTCAAAGTGCGACGTGTACATTGAAATGTTCGCCACAGAGCAAAACGGAAAGATTTACGGCAATGCTGGAGTAACCGCATGGGAGGCGGCAGCAATGGGAAAACCAGTGATCACCAACTTTCTTCACGATTATGTGTACCGGAAGGCTTATGGCGAACTACCATTTTTCATCGCGAATTCAGAAATTGAATTCAATCTGAAAGTTGAAAATCTCAATGCACTTGACAGGGTTGATTACAAACTACTTTCTGACTTTGTTCGAAACACGATTGTGGAAAGGCATTCACTGGAGGCAACAGGCAGATATTTACTTCAATACCTACAATGATGGAAGAAAAACCAGAAATCACGGAGGTTTATCCGGGCATGAAGATCAGAGTAATGGTCGATATCAACAATGGAAAACCAACTAACTCAAAGAAATACAGATCATGGAAGGAACCGCGAACATTCACAGTAGTTCTCAGAGATGGTGAATATTGGTGTGAGTGCTTTGAGATCAAAAAAGGAATGAAATACGAACTTCGAAAGTTCAAATTGAAACCAAGTTTACAGCCTAAAAATCAAAATGGATAACAGTAAAACTCAAAGTAAAATGAGAAAATTATTTCAAATTCAAGTGTATGACAAACTCTATTGGGTTTGGGACATTGAAGGCAAAGAACACGCAGGGTATAATGACAACCCAAAAACATGGTGGTTATACTACTCAGAAGAAGAAATTCCAGATGGAATTACACCATCAATTGACAGCGATAGTTGGGTTCCGTTCCAAAGCGGAATGAACAGACTAAATTTTGAAATTAATTTCAAGCAAACAACGAGGACAGAAGAAAAATGGGGAGAAACAGATTTTCGTAGTTCTACTTTCT